TATAAACTTGGTGTTGATCCTTGTTTGTAAAGCGTTCCAGAAATAGCCATTTAAATTATTTAGTGAAGGAAAATTTACCCGAAGGTTCTAAAATAATCGTAAAATTATCCGAAAAATTTAAAATTGGAATCGCAATGTTAATGAAAAATTGATAGGTATATGAATCCAAATTCGCATACGAATCGAATTTCGTAATTGAAAATCTACCTGAAGATTTCACCAAATAATTATAAATTTCTTTTTTAATAAAATCGGCAGTGAATGCATTCAATGGCTCGGCAAGATATTTCTCTAAATTCAACCCAAAATTTGGATTTAAAAGACGAGAATACTTTTTCGAATTTAGAAGATTGACTATTTCATTTCCGATGGCATTAATGTCATAATCAATTTCTATATCATTATTTAAATTTGAACGTTGGGCTGTGTTTGATGCGAATTTTTGTTGTTGCTTCACATCAAAATTAAAGTCCGAAAAGGTGTATTCCTTTTCGGACTCTTTTAAAGATAGATTAATCTTAATTGCCATTAAGATTATTTATTCCTTATTTGATTTTCAAAAACATTCTGCTGTAATCTTTGTTTTCTAATGTAGCCTCCAACTCTTTTTTCTCTTTTTCCAAAATCGCAATTTTCTCTTGAAGAGCTTCAATTTGTTTAGAGTAAGAATCTTTCATAACTTCTATTTCAGTTTTTAATTGCTGCTTTTCCAATTCAATTGCTGTAATTTGTTTTTGTAGTGCAGTTATACTTTCTTGCTGAGAAAGAATCATTTTATCTTGCTGAGTCATCTTACCTTTATAAGACTCCACCTCCTTCTTAATCTCATTCACCTCTTTATCCAGCATGTGATTAAGCGTTGGAGTCGCCACCGTAAAAACGGCAAGGAAGCTTGTCGTGATAATAATAGTTAACACAGATGCCACCAACACCCAACGTGGTAGTTTCTTAACAACAGCATCATTCGTAAATAATCTTTCGGCTTCCCTCATTACTAATATTTATAATTTATATATTAGTAATTTGTTTAACATTTACTTATTAATTGAGTTTTTTCTCAATCATTTCACGGATTTTTGGAGGTTCGTAATTCTTAGATTTTAAGACTTTACCATCTTCTCTAAAAATGGGTTTTCCATCATCATCTAATTTCGTCATATTGCTTCTATGAACCTCGTCGAATAACTCTTTTAAATTCAATCCATATGCGATTGCAGTTCCAAAAATAATGTAAAGCATATCACTTAATGCATCTGCAATTTGCACAATATCATCTAGATTTTCACCATCCAAATATTCTTCAAATTCTTCTGCTAGAAGCTTAATTCTTACTTCTCTTAGTTGTTCGTCTACGGGCAGTTCCGGCTTAGTCCCAATTGCACATAAAAATGTTTTTGAGAACTCTAGAACTTTTTCTTGATAATGACATAGGTTTTCTTTATTCATATTTTAATTTCTTTAATTAGTTGTGGCTGTAGAGGTTGGGGTCGAACCAACATAATACATTTTAACAGAATGCCGCATTGCCATTATGCTACTCTACATTTACTTAAAATAATTGACCCAAATTCTTTCGGATTTCTTACTATAGTTTCTTAAATTAACTTTATTTAAAAAACTATTTACATAAGAAAACCTGTAAGAATTCACTAGACTACTCACTATAGTCTCAGTTCTAAAATCGTCAATCGTAAATAAACCGTTGGCCCAAGAAATTTCTTCCGACACAACAATGGGGATTTCTTGGCTGATTGCATCCGCTGCTACAATATTAAATGTTTCAGAAAATGAACATTGCATTGTTAAGTCCATAGTCGATAATAGTTTTAAAAAATCTTCATGATTCATCCAAGGATGTTCAATTAATTTATGATTTCGTGTTCTGGCAAATAACGATCTTAAAGATTTTAATATAGAATCTCCCTTTCCTTCAATGCGCGTTCCATTGATATGAAAATTCAATTTTTTACTAATTTTATCTGCAAAATCAATGGCCGCAATGGCTTGATTTAAATGATTTTTTAAAGGTCGAATTGCACCAAAACAACCAACATCAATTTCTTTGGGATTTTTTGGAGTGATGTTTTCATAAAAATTGGTGTCATTAATTGGATAGTAATTTGGTAAATAAATTACCCGATTATCTGCATTGATTGGTAATTTATAAATGTCCTTAATTAACTTTTTAAAGTATTCATTAGTCGATTCTTTATTAGATGAAATATAAACATTATCATATTTCAAATAATCCAACATAAATTCCATTGCAGAACCTTCTCCAGAAAGAAACGGAAAATCCGAATGATTTCTAATAATCCATTTTACGTTTGGATGTAATTTGTGAAGAATTTCAAATTTAGGAGGGACTACCCAAAGTGCTTCAATAATGACATGAGTTGGTTTGTATTCATGGACTTCACGATTAATACAGTTATTATCAACGACTTCCACAATCTTCGATTCAATATTATTCTCTTGCAACATTTCATTCACAAAATTTGCAGAATTGAAAAGACCGGAACTCTGAGTTGATGAGTAATCTCCCCAGCAACTTTGTCTTTTTTTAAGAATGAATAGAACTTTGGAAGCCATATACAATAATATATATCATTTTATTTTTCACTTAGTAGACAAATTTCTTATTAATTTCATATTTCTTATTCAATGCTTCTAAACAGAGAACGACTTCTAGTAGACACTCATTACAACCACCACCAACAACCGTCATGGTATCTCTAATATCATCCAAATACGGCATTACATCTGGTATAAATATGCAGTCATTTTTAATATAATTAGCTTCAGCATCTATTTCTAAAAATTTATAATCTTCATCTGATAAATCTCTAGAATCATATATTTTATTTTGATACATGAATTTTATTACTCTTTTCAAATCATCTACTGGCATATCACTATCCATCCAATTTCTAAAAAATGCATATCCTTTATCAAAAAATTTAGAACGATCCAATACTGACTCCTTAACCCCCCAATCCAGCAACCAAGCAGCATAGTCACCCCAATCAATCATACCTAACGATTCTCCATTGTATAGAAATATATTACTGTTGCCATTCACATATCTCACCCATTCTCGCATAAATGATATATTTTTAGAATACTCTGGTTGAATATCAACATTAAGAATTAAAGCCATTATACATATTTAGAAACAAAAAAACCCTTACTAATTTCTTAGTAAGGGTTTTTTTGTTTTAATTTTCAAATTCTTAAATTATAGTTTAAAAGAATTCTTAATATCTACTCCAGTTCTTTCGATTTGGAATACTGCATTAATGAATTCAATACCACGAACCGGCTGAACAAGGATCGTCACATTTAGAACATGATTATCAATGTCAGTTGGGGTGTTATTTCTTTCATCACAAATGATGGCATATCCGTAAAGTCCATCATTTTTGACTGCATTTTCAAACAGAGGCTCAAGACCATTCTTAACTCTCATACGAGTGGCAAGAGTGTTTGGTTCACCGATGAATTGACGCAGATATTTTTGAGTAATTTTCTCAAGATAGAGAAGACCGCGACGAACGCCATTTCGAGAAGTTGCTTTATCGACTCGGAGCATGGTTTTTTCACCAAAGACTACCGTTCCATAATTTCCATCCAAGTAAATTGGATTGAAATTGATTCGATAGAGGAAATCTCTTTCACGTTGGTTATTTGGATTGATGGCAAGATCGAGAACATCTGGAAGAACGCCACGATTCACACCAAAAAACGGAGTCCAAGGCCAAGAATATCTATCAACTTTAGCAAATCCAGCCGCAGCATAAGAAGATGAAGGGAACCACATTTTCTTATCGGTAACCGCAACATAATCTTTCAACCAGTTGGCATAGGTTGTTACATAGCTCGAATTTACTGTTTGATAGAGATTTTTGAGTGGAGTGAAAATCATTCGGCTGAAGGTCGAATAACGATCAGTTGGTTGTCCATTATCATCCAGAACAATACTCTGTTGTTTACGAATTGTTTTGAAATCCGCACCATTGACAAAGATTTGTCGAAGAGGGTCTTGAATGTGAAGGTGTCCGGGGTTTCCGAGAGCACGTTTCGATTCGAGATAATCATTAAAGACATTATAGACTTCTTCCCATCCATCTTGTAAGGCGGACGAAATTGGATTTCCATCATATGGCAGTAATGATTTTGTATCTACGTATGCACCATCATCATAATGGTAGCAAATATTTTTATCGGTGATACAAGTGTTTTGAGTCACTGCCTCACGGGTTGCCCAAATTGTGGACAATCCGTTATCGATGGTGATATCAACATCGATATTGCCATAATCCAAAGATTTCAATGCACGATCCAATTTACAAGGAAGTAAACCGATATCTTTGCGTTTGCAGAGTTCATATTTACGATCCACGCAAACTGATTTCTGAACCCCTAATGCATAGAGATTATCAGCATATCTACGTAATGCCTGACCGGGATTGAAGTTATTAAACATGTTCTGAGTCCGCTTACGGAACATGCGAACATATTTTGATGGTTTTCCATCATCACCAACCCAGCAATTATTTTCAGAGATATAAGGGTTGACCCACATCTTGAGATAATTGGAGCCTCTATTCACTACATCCTGAATGTAGAATCGACGATCAGGACCGCCCGAAGGATCGCCAATTTTTCTATCAGCATTAAGTGAACCAATAAATTTCTCAACAAGAATTTGGTCAAGCTTAACTGCATCATCTCCGAATCGAGTAGGACGAATCTTGAAGAGAGTCACTGCAAGACTATCTTTGTAACGGTCTTCTCCAAAGTCCCATCCTTGAGAACCTTCGATAATTTCACCAATCGAACCGGCAGTTCCATTGAAAGGTTGTGAAACATTGAAGTTCCATCTTTCGGAAGGAACCTGAGTCCAAGTTCCACTGAGATTTGTTCCAACGCATTCAGAATGAGAATAACGTCCAGCAACACCAGTTACGTTGTCGAAATCGGTTGCAGGATTGACGTTCAAGTTGTCATTCAATGCAATATAAAAACCTTGATAATCATCTTGAATTGCAGTTTTAAGTTTATTAACGATGATTGCACCTGCACGAACATCATTGTTATTAATATCAAGATTGGCTTCAACGTTTGCAAAGCAACCGCACTTCCAATCAAATTGTTGATTTTCGAGTAAGGTTAATTCAGTTTCACTGATAATTTTATGAATCGGTTCACCGAAAACATAAAAGTCAGGATCGTTCAATTGGCAATCTCCGGCAATTGGGTAGAAATTCCAACGATATTTTTCAGGAACTTTTAAACCTAAACTATTAATATATTCGCAATTATTACATGCCGATCCAGCTTCATAAAATAATTCGACAGGAACATCCCAAAGATCAGAACTATTCATTGAAGAAACAGCAAAAGATGAAAGAGTGTAATTAGTATAAACGCTATTATCTTGAACTGGTAAAAAGTCCAAATAATTATCCATATCAATACTATTTCCAACTCCACCACCAGTAGAGAAAAAGAACACGATATCGTTTTTACCAGCCGAAACTCTAACTCTATCACTATCCATAGGCGCTTTGAACATGGTCATATCATCATTGACATCCCATGCATATAATCCAAAAGAATTTCTAAAAAATGGAATAACTCCATCACTAGAGCTACGAGTATACAGTTGGGAGGTGTTTTGGCCCGGAAAAGTAATTTTGCTCAAATAGCCAGAGCATGGAGCATTGTAAGTTAGGCGTAATGCCGAGACAAATGGGGTTGAATTCGAAAATGAAACGTTCGGGCATTTTTCATATCCGTTGAATGATAGTTCCCATTTATTTAAATTTAGAAACTTTTGAAGATCAGGAAATTCAGCAACAGCAGCATCCACAAGAGCACTAGAACTTAAACTTTGGAAGTAAGCACATGGAGTGACTTCAACCGCCGAAACACCAACAACCGGATAAACTAATGCTGAATAATAATCGGCTGTATCGAATCCGCAACCCGAGCCGTAGGGAAGACGACAAACTCTTAGGCTTGCATCGGTATCGAGAATTTGCTTTGCCGCATGATAAGTGTAGGTTTCAGCGGCGGTTTGGGGAAATCCAAAAAGTTCTTCAAATTCTTGAAGGGTGTTGATTGAAATTGGTTCATTCGTCGGACCGGCATTGGTGAAACCGGGAAGAAAAATTTCAGTTCCGGTCCTTGTGTTAATCACTAAAGAGTTGTCGATTTCAGTGATTTGCACACCGGGAGATTCTATTCGTAAATTGGGTGTTGCCATATATTATTACAATTATTTATAAATTCCCCAGCCACTTTTTCATTCTATTCATTAAATACAAATGGGGAATAATTGTTTTTGAAGCACTATGATTGAAAAAGTTTTAACTATTTTAACTAAAATCTTAGAATTTGTTTCCGATTTTATCAATTTTAGAAAAAAAGAAAAAATCCAAAAAACTAATGTCGAAATTAAAAAAGAAGTGGATAATGGTGAGATTGATAAATTAAACGAACGTTGGAAAGATTCTTGGTAATATGAAAAAAATCACCCACTTTATTCTATTTTTATTTTTAACAGGTTGTACTCAATCTTTAAAGCCTAATAAACCATTTCCATCTAAACCTAATTTTCAATCTCTAAATCAGAAACCAATTTTAGGAAAAGATGCAAATGGAAATTTCATCGTAACTTCTGATTTTGTTACAAGAGCAACGCAAGAGCACGAATTCTTAAAAGAGATTCTTGATTGGAAAGATCAATTAATCTTTAAATAACTTATTTGGTGGCAGAACTTCCGGGAGGGGGTGCATTGACGGCTGCTCCGGCAGTATTTCCTCCACCCGCTGCTGCATTTGGCCCCAAATCGGGCGGGGTTTTAAGATCGGCTAACTGTCCCGGACCTTCAGGCGCTCCACCGCCCAATGCCCCTGCCGCTGGCCCGCCCAATCCCGGACCACCAACCGGCCCACCTCCACCACCCATATCGCCACCTTGAGGTTGAGATAGGATTTTTCTAAAATCTGGACCGTTTGCTTCAATATTGGCAACTAACCAAGTTAATTTAGCATCATATTCTCTCCATTTTGAATTAGCAATAATATCCTCATCAGTCCAACCCATTTCTTTTTTCAAAAGATAATTATAGGACATTAAGGAATTTTGAGAAAGATTGTTAAGATTGTCCACCTTAATTTGGAATGTTTGCTGCCCTTTTAATTCAAAATAAGCTGTTGGTGGATTGAAATCCAAATTAATATCATTTTCGTGCAATTCATACTTATCCCAATAATTCGTATGAAATGCATTATAGTCATCAATATCTGCTTTTAATTGCTTAACTTTATCCAATAGCGCATCTTCTTTTGTATCTAAATTTCCGATCTTTAATTCGATAATTTTTATCTCCCCTGCATCTTCATTTATGGTTCGAATTTCTTCCAAAGATTCCCACAATTTTTCTTTTTCTTTTCTAATATCAGAAATTTGAAAATTATAAGATTCTAAAATTCTTTTTTTACCATCTTTATATTGTTTTAAAGATTCCGAAACCTCTTTATCTAATTCATTATAATATTCCCAAATATTTTGATAGGATTCTTTAATTGGAATGTTAAATTTATTGGCAAGGTATGCAAGTTTTTTCCCTTTAAGTTTTAAATGTGTAATGAAAGTTCTTTTTATGGCTTTTGCAAAAAGATTTTGAATTTTCATAATCGACTTCGCAAATCGTAATTCTTCTCTCGTACTTTCAGTTCCATCCCCGACCGTTGTTTCGGGAATTAATCGAAGTGTTGGAACGCGAAGATCATTATAAATTTGTTTTTTAAAATTATTGAGGATATCCATAATCCCCTGAATCGCGGCTCCACCAGCCAATGTCGTTACAGATGAATTAGCTCCATTTGAAAACGATGGGAGATAATAATCTTCAGTAATGGCTTGCGCATCTAAAGAATTCTCCAACCCTCCATTATATGATAAAGACTTTTTAGTGTTCAACCTAGCAACAGTTCTATGCATCTGCTCTTCCACTTTTTTTGGATCAGTTAAACCGCCCATTGCAATATTAAATACTCTTCTCTCTGGAGCCCTAGTGAGCATATAAATAATTGCAGAATCTTCAATCATTTGTAATTGTTTATGTGAGCGTCTTCCTCTTTCAATATGTGGAACTCGAAATAATTTACGGTAATCCCAATCAGGAGAATGCACATAAGTCACTTGATTTTTACTTAAAAGAAGTGCTTGAGTTGTTTGACCTAAATTATGATTATGAATAGTGTTAGTTGCTTCATCTTTTTGATTTGACCTTTTTCTCAAAACGAAATGATCCAAAAGATCATTATCTTTATCGAAATAGATTGCATCGATTCGAGTGCTATCGATGCGGGTGACCCCTAAAATTCCCTTTTCAGGATTTTTAATCGAAATTAAATTTTCATAAAATAACTCACCTTCAATGAGATAATCCCAACACATTTTCCATCCACCACCTTCCAGATCATATATTGAAACGAATTCTTCAAATTCTCTTTTTATGATTTCTTTCACTTCATCCTCGTAATTCCCACGAAGTTCAAATTTTATAATATTTTTCAGTTTAGGGTCTTTATAAATGAATTCATCACAAATCTCTTCCAAAGCGGATTTAATTTTTGGGGATTGCGCAAGATCGCGATAGGCATTAATTCTGGAAATTTTATTTTCCATAATGCCCGCATAAATCATTCGTGAGTATGAATCATTTCGCCATGATTGGGCTCCATTACCATTAATATGCTGATTGAAATCATATTGATTAACGGTCGAAAGCTTTTGAATTTTATCATATTGATTAACGGTCGAAAGCTTTCGAATTTTATCATCTCTGGAAAGATTCGTTTGAGATAAAATTTTGAATTTCGCATCTATAACTTCTTCCAGTGGTCGAGAATAGTTATTTGCTTGGGGTAGATATTTATAAATGCTATCCAAATTCATTTTAAATTATTTATAGATTGATATTCTATCCAAAATGAAATTAATCGGCATAACGCTTCGCATTATACGGGTCTAATTTTTGAACTCGGGATTTGAAATTGATAAATTGACTGAATAAGTCTTTGGATTTGGTGACTTTCCGATATTTTCTTTCTCTATAGCCCCTCCAACCACGATATTTCTTTCGTTTAAGAATATCCTCACTGAGAATTTCTAATTTCTCTAAAATTAATTTAGATTTGTCATCCATATATAAGTGTATTTATAAAAACTTATTGTTATAAATATAATTATTAATGGAGGCATATAGTTACCAAAAAGAAATTCGTCGAAGCCTCATCCATTTCATCAATGCAATGGATGGTGCTGTTATTAAACGATTCGATAAAAAGGGTGTAGTGAAACAAATCATCAAACCTAGTTATCAATTTGCAAATAAGGGGCTTCCATTTAAAGATTTGATCACTGCCAGCGATCAAACCATTTTGCCTATTGTTGCCATAACTTTAAATGGTCTTAGACGAAATAATGATCGAGTTTTTAATAAAAATCAAGAATATCGAATCGAAAATCGAAAATATAAAAAAAGCGAGACGGCCTTCTTACCCCACCCAACCCCCGTCGATTTAGATATCAATGTGAAATTCATTGCTTCTTACTATGAAGACCTTCTGCAAATGATAAACAATTTCATTCCTTATACGAATCCTTATATTCAAATCTCAATGAAGGAGCCGTGGAGTGGAAATGAAATTATATCAACCATTGTGTGGGATGGTGGGGTGAATATCATCAGCCCTGAAGATTATAATATAGGGGATAAAATCCCAAGACATATTGCCGAAGCAAATTTTAAATTCGAAACTTGGATTTTTAAAGAAAAAGAAAATATCATCAAAAATATTTGTTTTATCGAACAGGATTACTATTTGGAAAAACAATGGCGTGATTATTCAGAATTAATAAAAGATACTCCAGAAATCGTTACGGTTACTGGAAAACCCAAAATCAAATATGTTCAACCATTCACAGTAGCATTAGGAAAGAGTGAAAACTTCACAATAATTTTAGACGATTCTGAAAATATTGAAGGCGTGTTTCTATCTGGAGGTAATAGTTCTATATTTCCAAACTCCTCTTCTTTTGATTTATTTCCGGGAGAACTTGCTCCCATCGAAGCTATATCAGTCCCATTTTTAAAATTAGATTCAAATTTAATCTTTGAAATTCCTAGACCGAATGCAACTGGATTTTTTGATATAATCCTTTCCAACTCATGTACCTACGTAAAAATGATTGGCTCCAACGGTTTTTGGACCACTTCAAGTAATGATTGTGATTCGACGACGTTTTTTACTCGTTATTCTTCTTGCTGCTCCACTTATATGGATAATGTATTTCTTTCGGGAATTAGGGTGGTTCCAACATTCAACACCGATTGTACACTTTCTCCATGTAATTCCAGTTACACACCTCCAATAAATATTTGTTAATATGGGATACGGCGCATCATTTAATCCAATTCCTCCAAGCAACTCTTTTTTTGATCCAAGCAGAAGAGGAAATCCTCTAGTCGATCCCAATAAATCAATGCTTCCGAGTTGTGGTGACAGAACCCATACAAAGGAAAGAATCAGACGAGAATGGGAGGCATTTAATGATAATTTTGGCTATAGGGCTTTTTATCAACAAATCGGAAATACTTTGGAAAATACAGATCATTTCTTTGGAGATGGTCCGGATGTTCCTTTTCAAAATGGTAAAATTGTTAAAGGATTTTTAGAGATTCCCAAATCGACAGGTTTTTTTGATATTGCTGGAATGGGTCGAGATGTTGATGTTAATTTTTATATTACCATTGTTCACTTTTATGAAATCTTTGGCGAGGGTAAAATTCCAAATATTGGAGACTTGTTTTATTTTTTAGAAGATAATTGCGAAGCTCCAGAAAAAGTCAAACCTTTGGTTTATAAAGTCATGTATAAAGACCGTTTAAATGCTGAAGATTTTATGTTTGGAGATTATATTTGGAAATTATCTGGAAAACGTGCCGATTACAGCCATGAGCCGAATGCCGCTAATGAAGATTCGACACCAATCAATGATTCGACTATTTCCGGTTTAATCAGCAGCGTGTTCCCAAATGCTAAACTCGCTGATAATTTCGATTATGAAAATAGCGTTGAGAAGCAGGCGACTGATGATTTTATCGGACCGAAAGGAACGATATATGGTGGATTTCGCTAAACTAAATCATCATTAGTTTTTTTAGTAGGTCGTCCTCGTTTTTTCTCTACATCTTCGGATGTAGGTTGGGATTCTGTCAATTTCTTTTCCAATTCCGCAATCCGTTGTTCCAAAAAATTTTTTGATTCTTTATATAATTCTCTTTCCTTCTCAAATTCTTTCTCTTTTTTATCCAATGCTTGTTTGATTTTAGAATCATCGTCATCAAACAATTTAACAATCGCTGATTTTTGGGGTTCTGGTTGATTTACCGATAATTCAGCAACTAATCTATCAATGAATCGGCCAGATGCATTATCAACGTAGCGACTAAATCCAAAGTTGACTTTATTATTTCGAATAATGCGTGAAAAATGGTGTGAAGCATTGTAGCCGTCTATGATTAATTTATTGTCAGTGTCATCCACATAAACATTCAAAAGTTTTATTAACATATATAGGATATTTTAATGGTATTTAAAAATCTTATATTGGTCTTTCAACTGAAATTTTAAAGAATAGCTGACAATTCTCTATTCAATGTAAACGAGAGGATTTCGTCCATTATCGAATCATCCCAAACATTTGCCGTTATTGTTTCGTCCAAGTTGGTTTTATCGTATTCCTCTTTTAATAAAATCTGATTGCCAATTATATTATTTTGTGGGGTTTTATTCCACTCATAAAAACAATAATTGTCAAAATTGATCCCTCCGGCACAGCCGCATTGGGTATTTAATTTTTGATTTATGCAATGCTCTTCCATTGCAGATAGAGGATATGTTGATAGAGAATTTTGGAGTGTGGGATAGATGATTTCAACATCATCGGTTCCTTTGACATTATATAGAAACGGAATCCCAGCGGTCACTTCATATTCAAATGTCAATTTGCTCCCTAAATTATTAATCGTTCTGTTTTTTAAGCACCTTTTGCAGGGGGAATCATTCGAATGAAGGCCATCTAATTTAAAAAAAGTATTACATGAACAACGTTTTCCGTATAGGTCGTAAAAATCAATACTAAAAATATTGAGTAGGCGTTCTATCGAATCTGGCGTTTTAGAAATTTCATAGTCTTTGAATCCTTCATCGAATAATTGATAGAATGTTTTTATTTTACGATTGTGACAATAATCGATTATTTGATTATTGTTTCCGAAATTAGCCACTTTCTCCAAAACGGAAGTGTTTAAATCATAAATTTCACTTCCGAACATTCCATTTAATAAATTCCAATAATTACTGGCATTTTTAATTTTTTCATCTTTAACCAGTTTTTTCATCATATCGACCATGCTTCGATCTTCATTCTTTTTAGTTAATTTATAATAATCATAAAATGGCAAGATGTCGAACTGTGCGGACTTTCCGGATAAATTATATAAGGTATTTTGTATGGAGAAAACACCCTGAACGTATATTTCCGATGATAATTTAACTGTTCTAGTAATATTGTTTTCGTTTTTATGATCAAAACAATCAATGACTTCTACATTTTCATAAAATATTGGAAGAGCACTTTGCTGGACGATGATATCTCCTTTAATAAAACCATAATCGGGCGAATCGCATGTATTTTGATAATTTACATTGCGCAGATTGGATAGTGTAAAATTAACACTTCCTCCGTTGCATCTAGAAATAATATATATGTCGGTTATGTATCCGGATGCATAATGCACTATATTTCCACAATTTGAAATTGGGGAGACTAAGAAGGGAATTGGCATTTCAGCCCACTCAAATCCATTAAAAGGAATGATTCCATCTCTAGTGATTGAGAGTGAGAATGATTCGGATGGAAGAATATTGATATTTTGAAATGCTTGAATTTTACCAACCATTATAATTTATTTATAATGGTTGGAAATATTGAACCGATACTATTTTCAAATATTAAGAAATAATCACCATTATCAAGCAATTTTCCTTTTATTAATTTATAGGATTCTAAATTTTCTATGTCTGAAATGACTACACGGTCGAGAACTTCAAATCCATCTCCAATCATGGTAAATGAATAAAAATCAAGATGTTGATTATTACTGGCAACAACGGTTAATTTATTTAATCTTTCGTTAAATAGAGTTATTTTTCCGTTATTCGATTCGCACATACCATAATTAGTTCCAATACCGCATAATTTCGGTTTATTTAAGTCATATATCCCCAAATATAGTTCACTCGCATTTATATACGAATAAGCAATTTTTTTAGTTGATGGGTTTAGTAATGCTTCCGAACAACTGCCAGAGATATAATGCGATTCGGTGGATGACAA